AACTTTTAAAATTAGTTTCTATTACTTCAGTAACTAGTCATTATAATAAAGAAATCTTTGTTAAATGGCGTAAAAAAGTAGGTGAGGAAGAAGCAAATCGTGTCACAAAGGCTGCAACTGGTCGTGGCACTGATATGCATACACTTGTAGAGTATCATCTCAAGAATGAAAAACTTCCAAAAGTTCGTCCTATTTCCGATTTTTTATTTAAGATTTCTAAAGGAACTTTAAATAATATTAATAATATTCATGCTCTGGAAACTTCCCTATATAGTAAGCAGTTAGGTATTGCTGGAACCGTCGATTGTATTGCGGAATACGAGGGTGAATTAGCAATAATTGACTTTAAGACTTCTAAAAAACCGAAACCAAGAAATTGGATCGAAAATTATTTTGTCCAATGTGCAGCATATGCATGTATGCTATACGAAATGACTGGTATTCCAGTTAAAAAATTTGTAATCATTATGGCTTGTGAAAATGGAGAATGCGTCGTCTATGAAGAAAGAGACAAATCAAAGTACATCAAACTTCTCACCGAATACATTAGAAAGTTTGTTACAGATAAATTGGAACTCTATGGAACCGAATAAAGAACTGGAAAAGGCAATTGCGAGTAAATTTCTAACTCCATCAAAATTTGCTTTAGAAATTGAAAAAATTGTGGCAGAAGAGAAATTCAATTATATTGATGCTATCTGTCATTATTGTGAAATCAATGAACTTGAAGTAGATTCTGTAACGAAACTAGTTTCAAAATCCTTAAAAGAACGTTTGAAATGGGACGCTATTCGTCTTAATTTCATGAAAAAAACATCTCGTGCTAAACTTCCTATATGATTTCTCGTGATGAACTCTTGCATCTCAAAATGCAAGCTGCTATAAGAGAACACAATATTCCCGAAACTGAGATCAAGTATATTGGTCCTAGTGAGGGAACTCATTGGTATCGTATTTCTGATACGCATAGTGTTCCTGTTAATATGATTGAAGAATTTGAAAGAATTGATGAAACTGAAAGTGACTCCATTTGATGCTTATCAACACTACTTGTCTCTGAAAAATCACTTTACTAATCCAAAGTATGATTTTTTTAAGTATGGTGCTAAAACCCGTGCAACTGTATCATCTTTTAATAAAAGAAAAGATAAGTATTGGTTTGAAAAAACCTCCCGTAAATATTCTGATAAAGAAGTTGTCAACTTTCTTGTATCTAATTTTGTTTCCACCGATAACCCACAAAATCTATGGATTGGAGAAATTATCAATTCTGGCGAAAGGACTTACGCCGAATGGATGAGACGACAACAGAGTTTGAGCTACTTGTTCAAAGAACAAAGCACCGAATTACTATCGGAGATCGAATTGGAAGAACTATTCAAATGTTCCAAAGGACATCCGATTATACTAAAAAAACTTCTAAGCGGGAAATTATCTCTAGAAACATTCGTAATATACGAAAGAATTTTTCATTTTTCAAAAAAATTCGATAAACAATTAAATGATCCTATATGGGAAACTATAGGATTAAAAATAAAAAAATATGATCCTTTCATAAATATCAATGTATTCCAATATAAAAAAATATTACGGTCCATAGTTCATGAGTGAATTTTTTGATTCAAATATAATTCAAGAAGAGTTAAAAGAGATCAATGATCTTCAAGAGGAGATCTATGGAACTTTTTTAACTTTTTCTATGATGGATCCTAAAGAACAATTGGAAAACGTTGAAAAGTTATCACGACTATTAGAAAAGCAAAAAGTGATGTATACTAGATTATCTCTTTCAGATGACCCTCAAGCGGTTGAGATGAAAGAGAATTTGCGTAAATCGGTTATTACTATGGGGTTTCCCCCTGGAACCGATTTGAATATGCTTTTCAATAGCATGAAAGAAACCATTGATTCGCTCAAAAATCAGATTGACAGTTGAGCGCATTTTTGCTATACTACCTAAGTAAATCCAACCCATCCAACCCATCCGAGGTATCTAATGTCTTTCGCAGACCTTAAAAAGCAATCCAAACTTGGTTCTTTGACCGCTAAACTGGTTAAAGAAGTTGAAAAAATGAATAATACTGGCGGTTCAGGAGATGACCGTCTCTGGAAACTTGAATGTGATAAAGGCGGCAATGGTTATGCCGTTATTCGTTTCCTACCTGCTCCCAACGGCGAAGATCTTCCATTCGTGAAACTATACTCCCACGCCTTCCAAGGTCCTGGTGGTTGGTTTATCGAGAACTCACTCACCACTCTCGGTCAGAAAGATCCCGTTTCTGAATATAATTCTTTGTTGTGGAACAACGGCACTGATGCTGGTAAAGATGCTGCACGTAAGCAAAAGCGTAAACTGACCTACGTTGCTAACATCTATGTTGTAAAAGATCCTGCTAATCCTTCCAATGAAGGTAGAGCAATGCTTTACAAGTTCGGTAAGAAGATCTTTGATAAGATCACTGCAGCAATGCAACCCGAGTTTGAGGACGAGGAAGCAATTGATCCATTTGACTTCTGGCAGGGTGCTAACTTCAAACTGAAGGCAAAGAACGTTGCTGGTTACCGCAACTATGATTCATCCGAATTTGCTGCACAGAGTGCCTTGTTGGATGATGATGATGCCATGGAAGCAATCTGGAAGAAGCAGTATTCTCTGGAAGAGTTTGTTGCTGCTGATCAGTTCAAGACCTATGATGAACTGAAGAAGCGTCTCGATTATGTTCTTGGTAACAAAGGCACTCCTCGTTTCCAAGATCAGGAAACTGTTGAGGCAGAGGAAGATTTCCGTGCTTCTAACCGTGGTCCTGCACCTCAGGTAACTTCTACACCTGGTGACTTCAATGCTGAAGATATTTTGAGTTCTAGTTCCTCATCTTCTCTCGATGAAGATGATGATGCACTCTCATATTTCCAGAAACTTGCTGAAGAGTAAAATTTAATTGTAGAATAACAGTGTAATCAAATTCTATACCGCAGATTTACTTCTGCGGTTTTTTTATGTCTTATGGTGATTTAACTCTAATATTTTCTGATCTCTTAGTCTTAGAATTAATATACTGACTAGAGGATTTTTTATACCCCATAATTCTTCTATGATCTATTAAGAATGATTGTAGATAACTTGGACGTAGTACAAAAATTCCTCTTTTCTCATTGTTCAAATCTGTCTCATAATCAAAATTTGTAATCGATTTTGTTATATTTGTTTTAGTAACCGCAGAATCTAATCCACTATCCCAATATTGCACATAAGATGATGTTACTGCAGTATCAATTTTTGGTTTTGGCGATTTAAAGTTATAATCAACAATTTGTCCCTTGGGAAGAATTGTTCTTCCTTTACTATCTTTTACTTCTATAGTTTCATAATATCTAGTATGCGTGAGAGTATCACCGTAAGTATCTTTTGCATACTCATATAAATCATTTGTGCTCAATGGCCATTGATTTCTCACATTAACAATATTTGCACTAATTAAAACAACCCAATCAAGATCTGATGATCCATATAAATCGTTTGCAACTTGATCTGGTCTTGCATTACCTTTGATATAATATTTTTCAAAATTAGTTATTGAATTATAAAAATCTTCTCTAAGTTTTACTCTTTTAAATAAATTTTTTGCCTCAATATATTCTGATGCTGAGTTGCGATCAGAAAGAGGTGAAAGATATTCAAAATTCGGTAGTTCTCTGAAATATCCCATTTTATAATCCTACTCCTTGAACATTGTCGTTTTGGGTGTCATCAGTAACGCCATAAATTAGATCAGTATCTTTGAAGTTTCCACCTGTTTTACCATCAAAAGATGCTTTTCCACCCTCCCACGTCTGAGTTTTATCATTATATTTTCCATAATCTTCTTGATAGATTGGAAATAATTCTTTGAAAGTTAGAGTCATAATCATAGAAATTGGTGTTCCGTCTGCATATGTTGCATAAACATTTTCACCAGTATAATTTACACTCATGTCACTAAGGGCACATGGTTGAAATAAGTTTAAGAATGGATGAGGTCTATTTCCTTTTTTATATTGAAGTTCAAAAATATTTGGTGTTTCTAGAAATATTCCACTTTTGTTTTTTGCTGCCATATTTCTTTTTAGAGTTCTAATGATAGACTTGATAGATGTTGCCTCATTTTCATCTCGTGGAGTCATTTTAAAAGAAAATCTAAAAGTTCTCAAAGTTACATTGTTAAACAGCAATTCCATATTCGGATTGAGAATTTTACCTTCGCTTCTTGCTAATAATGAATTAAGAGAAACATTAGCACCAAATACATTAACTGCTTGTACAGCTAATGATTGTTTTATCAATTTTAGAGTATTTTCGTCCTTTACTAAACCTCCAATTTTGTCGCTGATCTCTTCTATTTTTCTAGTCATATCTTTTCCAAGATTGGGAGTAAATAAATTAGTATTCATTGCACTCCCTACTATTTCCAGTCCCGCTGCAGCAAGTTCATTCATCTCACCAGATTCATAAGAAACTGCATTAGAATCTTGAATATTGGATGGCATCGGTAAAGCAATTACACCGTATTCGGACAGCACCTTAGCTTTATTTACTGATTTAGCAATATCTAGAGTAGAATATGGATTTTTATTAGTTGTATCTGTTGCAGTTAGAGTATTGTTTCCACCATTTGCATTAGTATCATATCTAAAAATAGTCAATTGCAAAAAATCAGTTGTTTCTGTTATTGCCTCATACGGATATCTTAATATTCCAGAGGGAGAAGCAGGAGATGGCATCTAATATAACCGATTAGTCTATTATTAACTATTTAGACGGAATTTTCCAAAAGGTATCTCTCGTGCATCTGCAAGTTCGTTTGATGATATTTCATAAATCTGTCCAATAATTTCATTCCAAGTATATTGGCGCACTTTACCCCAATGATAGTTAATGCCTCTAAATCCCCACGAGAATATATCAGTAACTGCTACTAAAGGATTCTGATCATATCTGATATTAGGAGTTTTGGGTTTATACACAAAAACATAGTATTTTCCAGACTCTGGTATCTTGCCCCCTTCTTCTAATACGGACATTAATTCAATCATTAAATCATCAGGATCTTCCATCCCAATAACATTATCTATTACAGAACGAATACGATTTGATTTATCGTCTGTTGGATTTACCATTAGCGGATACCTAGTTCATCTTCGGTTAAAACTTTAAATTCCCACATTCTATCTTTACAAAACTCTTCTGCTGCTCTCCATTTTGCCATATTCTTTGCATACTCTGTAACTTCATAGATGTATGACTTTGTTTTTCTTTTTTGAATTTTTGGTTCTACAGTTTGTTTTTTTGGTTTTATTTCAATTAGATACTTCTTTATTACTCCAGTGTTTTCTTTAACTTTAATATAAAAATCTGGAAAGTATCGATGCACTCGATTATCTAGTGGAGATCGATATGGAAGAGCAATTTCTTCGGATCCCCATTCAATAATATTTTCATTCAAATCGCAATATACCATAAACTTTCTTTCCCAAAGGGAACGATAGATGATAGTTGAAATATTTCCCTTATATTTTTGAGGATATGATGGTTGGAATTTTCCCTTATATGACATCTAAATAACTAATAACAAAGGCTGTATTAATATTTAGAAATGCCTAATATACCAAATATACAAACCCTCACTTCTCAAAATGTTCAATCAACATTAGGGCAGGGTGGATTTGCGCGGAGTAATTTATATCAAGTTTATATTGAAAATGGATGGGGAACTGATACATCTGGAAAACAACCTTTTGTAGAGCACCTTAAGATTCCATCATTATCACCAATTTATGGTTTTAATTGGGATAATGATTTTAAAAAACTTTTATCATTTTCTTGTGCAAATGCAACTTTGCCATCATCAACATATGCTACTGGGGAAGTAAAAGATAATTTTCAAGGTATTGTTCAAGAATTTGCTCATACTAGAATTAATACTGATATAGATTTTTCATTTTATGTTGATAGAGATTATAAAGTCCTAATGTTTTTTGAAGCATGGATGAATTTCGTTTCTGGTGGTAATAGTGCTGAATTGAGAGAACCAAGTTTATATGATGAACAAATTACTAGTAATTATTATCGTAGATTTCAGTATCCAAAATTTTATAAAAATGCCAGTGGAGTGTATATAACAAAATTTGAAAAAAATTATAATGTAGCAGGGTCAACTCAAATTACATATCAATTAATTGATGCGTTCCCTAAATCAGTATCTTCAATACCACTTCAATATGGAGATTCTGAAGTAAGTAAAATAACTGTTACCATGTATTATGATAGGTATAGAGTTTGGAGACAGAATATTACTCCTGTAGTATATACAGGACAACAACAAGCAGATTTACAACTTGGTCTTGCACAGGATGCTATAGTTCAAGCACAAAATAATCCTAATTATAATGGTATTGGTTCATTCATTTATAGTCCTGATGGTAAACCAACTGGTGTATCTGGATAACCATAATAAATAAAAATAACTGAATTGTATTGCAGATTATGCCTTTACCAAAAATTAGTACTCCAACATATGAATTGGAGATTCCTTCAACTGGGAAAAAAATTAGATATCGACCTTTTCTAGTAAAGGAAGAAAAGATCCTAGTAATGGCACTAGAATCAGAAGATATGAAGCAAATTACAAACGCTATCATTGATATTTTATCTGAATGTATTCTCTCTAAAGGTGTAAAAGTTGCTGATCTCGCCACATTTGATATTGAATACTTATTCTTAAATATCCGTGGAAAATCCGTTGGTGAAACAATTGAAGTTAATGTGACATGTCCAGATGATGAAGAAACGCAAGTTCAAACAGAAATTGACATTGATTTGATTAAAGTTTTAAAAAATAAAGACCATAATAATATTATTAAACTTGATGATTCACTCTCTATGAAGATGAAGTATCCATCTATAGATCAGTTTATTGAAAATAATTTTGAAGTTGAAAATAATCTAAATGGTGTGGACCAATCTCTCGATATGATTAGTTCTTGTATTGAAATGGTTTACAACCAAGATGAATGTTGGTCTTCTGCTGATTGCACTAAACAGGAAATGACTGATTTTGTAGATCAAATGAGCACAAAGCAGTTTAAAGAAATTGAGAATTTCTTTACATCTATGCCTAAACTTTCTCATGTTGTTAAAGTTAAAAATCCAAATACTAAGAAGACTAATGAGATAACACTTGAGGGATTAGCATCTTTTTTCAACTAAGCATGTCGCATACTAGTCTTGAAGTATATTACAAGACAAATTTTGCCTTACTTCAATATCATAAATACTCATTAACAGAACTTGAAAATATGATTCCGTGGGAGCGGGAAGTATATGTGACATTACTTCAACAGCATATTGAAGAAGAAAACCTAAAAGCACAGCAGAATAAGTAAGTGGCAATACAATCTCAAATTTATAAAGCACCATCACTTCCAAAAATGGGGAAAAATTCTTCCCCATTGAATTCCTCTAGTCAAAAAATTGATTCTGTTGTTAAAGGACCAGATTTAAAAACATCCAAAATGTCCTTTATTAAAGGACTTGGAATTTCAATTAT